ATCAGGTAGGCTCCGAACGTGCGGAAGGAGTCGCCGACGCCCGTCCACATTCCATCCCAGATGTTTTGGACGTTTGTCGAAATAAGCGTGAACACGTTTTGGAGCACAGTCGCCCATGGGTCGACGGCGTTCTGGAAGTTTTCGACGCCGCGGAGCCAGCCGGCGTAGAGGCCCGCCCAAAGGGCATCCATGGCACCAGACAGGTCGCCGGCGACGATGGCGTCGTAGATCGCCCCGAACGTGGTCGAGGCGATCGCCGATAGGCCCGACAGCGATCCCGTCGCCGCCGCGATCGCCACGCCCAGGGCCGCCACGCCGGCGACGATGAGCACAACCGGCGAGAGCACGACGCCCATGGCTGCGCTGACGAGCGTCAAGGCCGCGCCGATGCCGGCGATCGCCAGGCCGGCGGCCGTGAAGATGGCGACGCCCTTGGTAAACGAGATTACGAGGGCTTCGTTTTCTTTGACGAAGGCCGTGACGGCCGTCGCCACTTGGCCGATGAAGTCGACGAGTTTCTGCAGGCCTGGCGCAAGGGCATCGCCGATCGCCAGGGCCGTGCCTTCGATCGCCGAGAGCGTGATCCGCATCGAGCCGCCGAGGCCAGCGTCCATTTCTTTGGCCGTCTTGGCGGCCGTGCCTTCGGCTGTCCGCAGCACGGCGGCCAGGTCGGCGACGCCGCCGGCAGACTTAGAGAGCACGTTGGCTGAGGTGATGCCCAACAGCCCGAAGGCCTCGGCCATCCGCTTCGTCCGCTCTGCGACCGGCATATTTGCCGTTACGTCGTTGATCTCGTCGAGGATCGTGATCAGCGGCTTGAGGTTGCCGGCGGCGTCTTGGTTGGAGATCCCAAAGAGCTCTTGCAGCTTCTCGCCGCTGGCTGCCGAGATCACGCCGAGGCGTCGCAGGGCCGTACCAGCCTCGCTACCCTGGATGCCGACGTTGCCGAGCACGCCGAGGATGGCTGCCGTATCTTCCAGCGACAGGCCCAGTTCCTTGGCGACCGGGCCAGCATATTTCAGCGATTCGCCGAGGCCCTCGACCGTGTTGAAAGTCTTGTTGGCCGTGGCCGTGAGCACGTCGGCCGCCCGTGCGGCATCGGTGGCACCGAGGCCAAACTGCCGCAGCGTCGCCGCCATGATGCCTGCCGAGAGGGCAGCGTCGGTGCCGGTGGCCCGCGAGAGGTCGAGCACCGCCGCAGTCATGTTCTCGATCTCTTTCGGGCTGAAGCCTGCCCGGCCGAGCTCGGTCATGAGGTTGGCGACCTCGACCGCCGTGAACGATGTCGTAGCGCCGAGGTTACGGGCCACCTCGGTGAGCCGCTGCAGCTCCGACGCGCTCGCCTGCGAGACCGCGGCCGTGGCCCGGATCGCGTCGTCGAACTGGGCGAAGTTTCGCATCGCCAGGCCGAGCGGCAGGGCGAGGGCCGTGCCGACCGTCGCCATCCGCGTGCCGAGATTAGTGAGCGACGCCCCCATCTGCCCGATCCGTTTTTGTAGCCCATTCAGGGCCGCAAAAAACTTCTTGGGATCCGCACCGATCTCGATGAAGACCGAGCCGCCTCTGACTGCTGTTGCGCTCATACGTGTTTCTGCCAGTCAGGGCCGAGGAGTTTTTGGATCTCTTCCGGAGTCGCCTCTCTAGGCTTCACCTTCTTTGCGAAGGGGTTCAACTTTTCCGGCTTCGTCGTGGGGGCGTGCTTGGCCTTGTTTATGTTTGCGTTTTGGGCGAGGAGGTTGGCGGTGTGCCACCAATCCATCTCTAGGCGGCTGTCTCTAGCGGTGAAGAGTTGTCGGAGGGTCCACTCGCCGGGGTGGACGCCGAGGATTCCGGCGGCTTCGTAGATGGCATCCCAGACGCTCCGATCAGGCTCTCCACCGTTGCCGCTGCCAGACCGGCCTCCGCCTTTGCCGTCAGCTCCGTCGCCATTTCGTCCATTTTGGCGACCAGCAGACCGACCATTCGACGGAGGCGAGGCGGGAAAAAATCGACGAGCTCCGCCTCAAGCGCTTTCACGCCCGCCTCCAATGCGTCGCCCTTCAGGCCTTCAAGGAAGTCTTCCTTGGTGAGCTTTTTTTCGTCGCACTGCTTGCGGCAGATCGCATAGAGGATCTCGCCGATCTTGCCGTATTGGCTGCGGAGAATTTCAAGCGTCCGAGAGATGTTGCCGGCGTCGATCATGTCGAAGGGCTCAGTCCGCCTCTGCCGCTCGATGCGGCCGTCGGCCTGCTCCACGTCGTCGGTCACGTCGATCGTGACCAGCCCCCGCACACGGTCGGCAGCCGCCACCGTCAAGGCGACCATCCACGGGCGGCCCTGGTCGTCTTTGAATTCTTTCATCGCAATCCGCTCCTCGTCATCTTGGCCTCGATCGTAAGAGTCGCCACACCATCTACGCTGAACGTCTCGGAGACGCCGGTCACGACCGCCGTGAACGACCATCCGCCAGAGCCGCCGGATACCGAAATCTGCGTGCCGCCTTGCAGATCCGAAAACAGCGCGCTCGCATCCGCCGAGTCATTCAATTCGACCGAGACCGTGGCGTCGTAGCCGACGGAATAGACCTCGGACAGGCGCGACCCGTAGGCGTTGATGTCGATCGTCTTGGCCGACTCTGAGATCGTGACGCTCCTCGCGCTGGCGATATTGCCGCCGACCGAGATGGAGCAGTCCTTTCCGAGAGTGATCGCCACGGTTTAGCCCCTGCGAGCGGATACCGTGAAGGTGACAGCGCCATCGATCGAGATGTTTTCAGTGACGCCCATCACAAGGAAGTTGCTCGTCGCCGTGTTGCTCTCAAGGGCCGCAATCAGGCCGGAGGCGTCGTGGCACTCGATCTCCCACATCTGCGTCTTGAAGCCGGCCTTGTTGGCCTTGTAGCCGGCGGCACCAGACGCACCGCCCTCGTTCGTGCGATTGGTCACATCAATGACCTCGCACTCCTCCGTAAACGTCGCCGAGATTACGTCAACGCCGAAAGGAGGCGCTGCGCCGTCTTTGCCGAGTGTGATTGCCATGTATTAAGGCTCCTGTGATTAGGACTGCGTGTCGGATCGCGAGCCCGAAACGGTGAATGTCTTGATGCCGTCGATTGGGTCGCTCTCGGCGATATTCGTGACGATGTAAACAACGTTTCCCGTATCGGCTCCGGCGAGCGTGAACGTAGCGCCGATGTTGACGCCTGGCTCGTCGACGCACTCAAGCTCGACGGTCTGCTCGATGAGCGCCTTTTTGTATTTGCGAAAGCCGGTCGCGCCGTCGGCGAACGTCGTCACGTCGATCTCCGAGGCCGAGCTGCTGACGGTGCAGCTTCGAGCGTTTGCGACGCCCGTGACGACTACGTCTTTTCCAAGAGTGATTGCCATTTTTGGCTCCGAGTGGCTTGATGCCGCTGCCGCGGCGATAGGCTCAAATTAGGGGCGACCGCTGGCCGGCGTTAGGGGGTGTGTCTCGCCCGTCATGGGCCGTAGATCTTGTTCTTCCACTGGGCGGCGAGCTTGTCTCGCTTGGCGTCGAGGCCCTTCTTCATGTAGCGGCCCGGCTTCACCTTGCCGCCGGCAGTGGCGAGAACCTTGCCCTTGCGCCGGGTGTGGGCCGGGTCGATCCATAGGCCGACGAGCACACCGCCCATAGCCCTGTTTTTCTTCTTGCTGCCGCCGGAGAGCATGTTTCCCGGTGGCGGAAACTTCTGCATGAGTTTCGACTTGCCGGGATACCGGCCGACGAGCTTCAGCACCCGGCGGGCCGACCCGCCAAACTCCTGCAGTTTGTTCAGCCAGGTCGCCTCGTTGGTCGGGCCGATCACGACCGAATCCTTGCGGGTGTCGACCTCAAAACGGATCAGCGTCCGCAGGAAGCCTGTCCGAGTCGCCCCTCGGCCGCGAGGGTTTTTCCAGCTCGTCACCTTGCCTGGGATTGGCGGGCGAAACTCCATCGCGAGCACGGGCCGGCCGTCCTTGGTTCCGACCTGCGACCAATTCGGTTTGGTCTTCACGTTGCGGTGTGAGAACTGCTTGCGGGCCGACCGCTGCACGATCACGCCGGCACCGGGCAGGGCCTCGCGGGTGCCACGCTTGATTTTCTTGCGGATGTGGGCCTTGTTGAGCCTCGACCGGACCTTGATCTTCGGCTGCATGGATTACTCCGGCAGTTGGTCGGTCTGAAATGACCTGTAGGTCGCCGTGATCACCGCCCGCCAGGCGTTGCGTTCGCTCAGGGCGTCGTCGGGGTTGATCTCGATTGCGACCGTGATCGGGCTCGTCACGCCCTCCGGAAACTCGACCGCCTCGGCCCACTCGTGCGCCCGCACCTGAAGCAGGGCCTCCTCGGCCAGGTCGAGCATCCCGTCGACCTCGGAGTCGCTTTGGACGTGGCGACCGACGAAGACGGAGACCTCGTAGTCGATCTGGCTGACGTTGCGGCTGATCCGCGAGACCTCGGCCGATCCCGGCGTTACGAAGATCACCGGATCGGCCATGGCCTCTAGGTCGATGGAGACCCAGTTCTTTCGCTCAACCGTCGTCGAAGCGATCGACCACGTCACATCCTGAAGGCCAGCCGCAAGAGCATCAGCAATTTGTCGCAGGTAGGAGCTCATTGGCTGTCCCGAGGATGCGGGCCATCGCCTCGACGTTGGCCGTCAGACGTTGGTCGTCTGGGCATCGTGCCACGGCCTCCCTAGCCAGCGAGAGGGCTTGTGGCCGCATCCCAAGCTCCCAGGAGGCGACCGCTGCGAGGTCAAAGGCTTTTGCGAGAGCCTTGGGATCGTTGCAGTGGCTCGGAGCGTCTTCGGCCTTGATCGCCATCGAGGCGAAGGCGAGCACCTCCCGCCAGTGCCTTTTCCCGTAGTTGAGCCACGCCAGCCGCTCCCATGCGTCGGGCTCGCCGGGGGCCTCCTTGGCCGCCTGGTGCATCTCCCGCTCGTCGTGCGTCAGCCGGCAGAGCTGCCGCCGCGCGTAGGATCGCTCGGTGGCCGACCCGCCCGGCATCTCCAAGTAGCCGCGAAACTCTTCCACGGCGTCGGCGTGCATCCCGGCGTAGTCGAGCTCACGGGCCAGATACCAGCGAGCACGGGCG